GTCTCGGGCAACCCGCGGGTAAACCGCGCCGCGTGTCTGCGGCGAAAAGGAGAAAGTGATGACCACTTCTGGCTCGCGGGACTTCAATCTCGATGTCGCTGAGATTATCGAGGAAGCGTACGAACGGTGCGGCCTTGAGGCACGGTCCGGATACGACCTGCGCACTGCGCGTCGATCGTTGAACCTGCTGTTTGCAGACTGGGCCAATCGGGGTCTGAACCTATGGACGGTGACCAAGACCACACAGGCTCTGACTGCGGGCACATCTGAGTATACGCTGGGCGCGGACGTGATAGATGTCCTTGACGTGTCCCTTCGCCGAGACGGAACGGACTACGACCTCGAGCGAATCAGCCGCGGCGAGTACATGAACTTCCCGAACAAGACTTCGCAGGGCCGGCCCAGTCAGTTTTTCTTTGACCGGCAGGTGCAGCCCAAGTTCGTGCTTTGGCAAACGCCCAACAGTTCGACGGACACGCTGGTCTATTATTATGTGCGTCGGATCGAAGATGCGGACAGCCTGACAAACACCGCGGCGGTCCCCTTCCGCTTTCTCCCGTGCGCGATCTCAGGGCTGGCCTACTACCTGTCTGTAAAGCGTGCGCCGGAGCGGATGCAGCTTCTCAAGTCGATGTACGACGAGGACTTTCTTCTAGCTGCAGCGGAAGACGTGGACCGAGTGCCGTTGCGCTTGGTGCCCGGATCGAGGTGACGCATGGCCTTTGCATCAGGAAAGAACGCTTGGGGGATTTCTGATCGCTCAGGGTTTCGATATCGTCACCGTGACATGCGGAAAGAGTGGACGGGCGCCCTTGTCGGCAAGGACGAGTACGACCCTAAGCACCCGCAGCTGAGGGCTCCCAAACACCGCGCGGACCCAGAAGCGATTCGCAACCCCCGTCCGGATCGCGTCGAGCCTGTCGTTGTTTATGTCGGCATTTGGACGCCCGAGACGTGGCGTGATTATTCGGTTGTCGGCTTCGGTAAGGTCGGCCAGTTGGAGGTAAGCACCCCATGACCATGACCTACGGTGAGCTCAAGACGGCGGTGCAGGACTTTGTCCAGTCCACCGAAACAAGCTTCGTCAACAACCTGCCTCTTTTCATCCGCCTTGCAGAAGAGCGGATAATGAAAAACGTGCGGTTGAACCTGTTTCAGAAAAACGCTTCTGGGACGACGACCTCGGGCAACAAGTACGTGGCCGCGCCTAGCGACTTCCTCGCTCCGATCTCGCTCAGTTTGACGATCGGCGGGGAACAGACGTTTCTTTTGCTGAAGAATGCGGACTTCGTGCAGGAGTACATCCGGGACAGCGCCTCGGGAGCTCCCGTCTATTTCGGTCAGTACGATGTGGACAACCTTATTCTTGCCCCAATTCCGGACAGCGCATATGCGCTGGAGATGCATTACCTATACCGCCCAGCGAGCCTCACGGCCGGGAGCGACAGCGGCACGACGTGGTTGAGCCAAAACGCAGAGGTGGCACTTCTTTACGGAACACTTGTAGAGGCCTATACATATCTCAAAGGCGATCAGGACCTCATGGTGCTGTACAGTCAACGCTTTGCGGAAGCGCTACAGCGTCTCAAAAACCTTGGAGAAGGTCTCGAGACAACGGACGAGTATCGTACCGGGAAACTGATGCGACCCAAAACCTAAGGAGAGACTTTCATGGCCATCACCACCGCGATGTGTTCCACCTTCAAGGAGCAACTTCTAGAAGGTGTTCATAATTTCAACACACACACGTTCAAGATGGCGTTGTACACATCGAGCGCCACGCTCGGGGCGTCCACGACAGCCTACTCCGCGACCAACGAAGTCTCTGGGACCGGGTACTCGGCAACGGGTCAGGCGTTGGATAGTCCGACGGTCACGCTCAGTGGCACTACAGCGTTTGTGGATTTCGCTGACGAGACGTGGACAAGCGCCACCATCACTGCGCGAGGCGCCTTGATCTACAACAGCACTGCCGCGGGCAACCCCGCGGTGGCTGTGTTTGATTTCGGGTCGGACAAGACCTCGACGGCCGGCGACTTTGTTGTACAGTTCCCAACCGCGGACGCTTCGAACGCAATCGTCCGGCTCGCATAAGAGGTTCCCATGGCTGTCCTCGCCAACCGAGTCAAAGTCTCGACATCAACAACAGGCACCGGGACGATCACCCTCGGCGCTGCGGAGGCTGGATATCAGTCCGTTTCCGATGGTGGGATCACCAACGGCCAGACCGTCAGTTATGTCATCGAAGACGGCGACAACTGGGAAATCGGCACGGGCACATACACGTCCAGCGGCACGACGCTAAGTCGGACGGTCAGCGAGAGCAACAACTCGGACGCGGCGATCAACCTGTCGGGTTCTGCGCTGGTGTTTCTCAGCGTGCAGGCCAGCGAGTTGCAACGCGCGGCTGACATGGATCAGGGCGTTGCGACAGGCGACAGTCCTACGTTTGCTTCGATCACCGTCACTGGTACTGTTGATGGCCGGGACGTTGCTGCTGACGGCACGAAGCTCGACGGTATTGAGGCTAGCGCTGATGTTACGGACACAGCCAATGTCACGGCTGCTGGCGCATTGATGACTTCCGGCGGCACAGTGACGGGCAACGTAGACTTTGGTGATAACGTCAAAGCCACCTTCGGCGCTGGGTCTGACCTAGAGATTTACCATACCGGCTCGGCTACGCGTATCCAAGACGTAGGTTCAGGTAACTTGTACATCGCGGGCACAAACCTACAGCTAACCGACGCAACTATATCAGATAACTATCTGCAAGCAGTATCTGGTGGCGCACTTACGATTTACCATAACGGTGTTGAAAAACTAGCCACCACCAGCACAGGCGTAGATGTCACTGGCGATATTACAATAACAGGCACCGTCGATGGGCGGGACGTGGCTACTGACGGCACGAAACTTGACGGCGTTGAGGCCAGTGCTGACGTAACAGACACCGCCAACGTGACCTCTGCTGGTGCGTTAATGGACAGCGAAGTTACGAACCTCGCGCAAGTCAAATCCTTCGACAGTTCAGATTACGCCACCGCAGCGCAGGGCAGGTCCGCGTCCTACGTCGATAACACGGGTGGGCAGAACGTGGACGGAACGTCGTTCGTGACTGTCACGGGATGGTCCAACGACCATCAAGACACTGGGTTTTCACGGAGCGCGGGCGTTGTCACGATTTCTGACGCAGGAACCTACCGCGTCCGCGCAAGTATCACTGCCGGGGCGTCAACGCTAAACTATCGGTGGACGGCGGAGGCTCAGTTCCTGAAGAACGGAACTACTGAAGTGGGCAAAATACGCGGGGGTTATATCCGTCGTAACAGCGGATCAAACAGCACGAACGTAATTGTCGAAAAGACTATGGTTCTGGCTGCGTCAGACACAATAGAGGTCCAGATAAAGAGGATAAGTACCACGTCCGGCGATGCCACGACGACGTCCGGGTATTCTCAGTTTGAGTTCCAGAGGCTGAAGTAGTGCTTGGCTTCAACTCTCTCGCGAGCGCACCCCTAGCCGCACTCGCCGCCGACGCGGATGTGCTGGTCGCTCTCACGGGCGTATCGGCCACGGGCGCTGTTGGCACTGTCGCAGTATCGGCGGACGCTACCCTCACGCTCACGGGCGTATCGGCCACTGGTGAAGTCGGCTCCGTCACCGCCACGTCAGGCACTGGTGTAAGCCTCACGATCACGGGCGTATCGGCCACGGGCGCTGTCGGCTCTGTAACCGTCACGGCGGGTGCCGCTCTCGTTCTCACGGGTGTGTCTGCCACTGGCGAAGTTGGTAATGTCGACGCAAACCCGGACGCCGTTCTCACGGGCGTATCGGCCACGGGCGAAGCTGGTTCTCTTTCCGTTGCGGTGGGCTCAAAGTCTTTTCCCGCTGGAGTTGTCGCTCACGGGCGTATCGGCCGCGTACTGGTGTGGGGATCGATCATCCCAGACCAAGACCCCAACTGGTCTGGGATTGGTCCGGCGCAGGCGGCGAACTGGTCCGAAGTGCAACCGGGCGCCTCGGATGGGTGGTCTGGCGTCACCCCCTCTACAACCGGCGACTGGTCTGATATAAGTCCTGCACCGGGAAGTACGTGGACACAGAAGGTTGCCTAACATGCGAGAAATAAATGAACTAATTGTTCACTGCACCGCGACACCTCCAAACTTCATGGTAGACGCCACCCCTGCACAGCGCGTTGATGAAGTGCGGCGCTGGCATGTGGAGGATAATGGATGGTCAGATATTGGCTATCATTACCTGATTGATCGCAGGGGTCAGCTACTCAACGGACGGCCTATCAGCAAAGCAGGCGCACACGTCAAAGGCCACAATTCTGACACGATTGGTGTCAGCTTGTTTGGCGGCAAAGGCGGCACAAAAGATCAAGCGTTCGAAGA